CGTGGCATTCTTCAGCCAGTCATTCCCGCTGGGTTCGGTTCGGTCTACACGTTTATTCCGTCCGGCACCGATCGGATTCGTCAGGCGGTATTCCTCGGCGGACCTGCACCCTTGCGATTCAGCTTCTGCCAGCGCCTTGCGGACATAGGCCCAGCTGTGCCCGCCCAGATCAGAACACTTCAGGATCACGGCAGATACCAGTTCTGAACCCAGCCGTTCCGCGTAGGCCATCAGCTCAGCTTTACTTGTGGCACTCAGCTTGCAGATACAGGATTCAAATTCATCCACTGCGGGATGGGTCGTCGTCCTCGTCCCGGCAGTCTCGCGCGCACGCGCAGACGACGATTGTTTTAATGGTTTCTTTGTTATATTTGTTAAGTTGTTGTCGGCAGCCTGTCGGTTGCCTGTCGCCTGACTGTCACTTTGCCTGTCAGCACCAACGAACAAATTATAATTATTGATTGAAACAACGCTGTATTTTGGCCCGGTTCTGACTGTCACATAGCCTGTCGCCTGCAAGTGCTCCAAAGCAGTCCGAACATTCCGAATTGACAAATTCAGCTGTTTTGCCAGCTGAGATTGGCTTGTGACCAGTTCTCCGGGGTGGATGGTGATGCCCTGCCACTGTTTTTCCTGCCAGTTGGCCGTGAGCAGCAGATGAAAGAACAGGCGGGCAGTGTTGGGTTCTGTGTACCACTCCCAGTCGATCAGACCGCGGGGAAATGCTACGAAGCCGCGTGTTGTGTCGATGCCCACAGCCCGACCTCCTTTCGTGTGAAATGCCCGTATAGCCGGATAGCACAGCTTGCGAGGTCAGAACGGCAGGTCGTCGGCATCATGATGGGATCGTATTCGGCAGATGGGGCCGCTTCCGGAGCGCTGGTGCTGTGCGGCGCGTAGTCTGCAAGGCTTTCACCGGGGTACATCTGCGCACCCTGAAGGTCTGCCGGGCCTGCTTCAGGCTCTGCAGGTTCTGGCGGAGGGCCGGGCTGCGCCATCAAGTCGATCATCTGCTGCAGCCAGCGGAATGTCACCAGCCCGCCGGGCTGAACATCATCCGCGTCCACGTCGTAATAGATCTTGCCGTTATACTCCCGCTCTTTCAGCTTTTGAGCAAAAACTGTGACCTGATCGCCTTTCTGCAGCATGCCGTCCCACTGGTCGATGCCGTGCCAGAGGTTCACGCCCACAAAGAAGCTCTGCCATTTGCCGGTCTCGTCCTGTGTGCGGCTGGCTTTCAGATCGAATTTCAGCACATGCTTCTGCCCGGCGTCCCGGAGTACCGGGTCTTTGGAAATCTCGCCGTGCAGCATGATGCCGTTCTTGGTCTGGACGATCATGCATCATCACCGCCAAACGGATCATCGGCGTTTTCCTCTGCAGAGGGTGCATCCGGGGCAGGGATCAGGGTGCCTGCTGTCTTGCGGTGACGGTGAGAACCTGTGTAAGGATCCAGCACCGGCAGTTCTTCAGGCGGCACCTCACGAGCGGTGCTTTCGGCATCCACACGCACCTCGCTCTCATCGTACAGAGCGCCGAAAGTAGAAGGAAATGCTTCACGCAGGGCGTGCACCAAAGCCACCTTGCGGATCATGGTGGCCTTTTTGCCGTTCCAGAGAGATTTGCCGGTGTCATACTCACTGAGCTTGACTTCCTCATAGCTGGCGCGGGTGCGGTCCTTGCGGTAGACCTTTGCCCAGCCGCCGAGAAGGGTCTCGCCGCCGTCTCCACCATCATAGACGATAGAACCCTCACGGTTCAGCAACTGGCCATCTGCGGTCAGGACGATCACGCCGGCTTCAAAGCCGTCAAAGTTGGGGTTGCGCTCGGCCATCTGCAGATAACAGTTCTTGCCCAGCACGATGGTGCTGGCGGTGTCCTCGTTCTTGTTGTCGTAGTGGATCAGATAGGCTTCCTTGGTGAAGGGGTTCAGCTTGTACTGCTTGCAGGTCTCCAGAAAGATTTTGCATTCAGCATCGGTGGCTTTGTCGCAAATAAAACGCCGTACTTCGTCAAAACTGACGACGAGGTGCTGGCCATCGGCAGCAGTGATCTCCACCGGAACGGACGGGGATGCGGCCTGCATAGCAGTGCTGCCTGCACGGTTGGCGTTCTGGACGGAACGGTTTGCCAGAGCCTGTGCATTGGAAACGGACGAAGTAGGCGCGGGTGCGCCGGAACGAGTAAGTGCCATAAGTAAATACCTCCAAAATTATTTGATAGAACCATAGCGGAAACCGCGCTCTGCGGCTCCCTGCTTGAACCATGCGATATCCTCGCGGGTGAACTCCACCCAGAAACGATACTGCTTGCGGGCAGGGAGTTCCGGCTGTGCAGGTGCTGCAAAGCGCTGCAGCACTTCACAGTCCAGCCGTCCGGAAGCGGTGATAAAGGCGTTGCGTTGGGCGCTCTGTTCAGCTTCCGCCTTGAGCTGACGCTCTTCCTCAGTGGGAGGGATGATCACCGGTGCGGCTGCGCGGGCACGTTCTGCGGCCTGCCTTTCTGCTTCTGCGCGGCGCAGCTTTTCCCGGTTGTCCTGCAGGCGCAGGTGTTCGGCAAGCGCGGCGTTCAGATCCAGAACACGAAGATATCCCAGCTTGCAGGCTTCAGCATCTTCGCCGCAGGTGTCCTGAATGATTTTCAACTCTTTCCGCCGTGTTTCAACATCCCGGCGCAGCTCCCGGCTGGCCTTTGCCAGATCATAGGTTTTGTTCAGCCACTGGGGCACAAGCAGGCGGTCAAAGGGGATAAGCTCCCGCAGTTCTCCGATGCAGTCGGCATAGACAG